ATTGACTGTGTAGCACTTAACTGTTCGTTAAAAGATGTTACACCAGCACCAACGATTTCAGTTCCCGAAGAAACTGCAGCGTTTGTTGCTGTGCCAGAAGTTGCACTTAATGATAAACCACCAACAAGAGTTTGTCCTGCTGCAGTTGTAATACCAATTAATGCTCTGTGAATGAAAAATTTACTAGGTGTTACTAAGCCGTCTGGTGCGTCTGTATTTAATGCACCAAGCTCTACAAGAACATCACCATCTCCATAAGCTGTTGATGCTGCATTTGTAGCTGCTAGTGAACCTGCGAATGATTGAATCTTTCTAGTTCCCATAGAAACTAGTTGACCAGTTGAGTTTACTGAAAAGCCAGTTTCTGTAATAGCACCTGAAGTGCTGTCTTTGTTAATTACGTTAAATCCAGCTTCTGAGCGAACTGAACCTGAAAAAGTTGTATTAGCCATTTTAAACCTCCTTGGTTATATAGACCTCGTTACATAGTCTCTATATCGTCTGCTATTGCAGTCTATGTAACTTGTTAATAAGGATAAGGGGGGATAAACCCCCCTTATTGGGTACTTTATGCTCCTGGTGAGCCGAAGATACATCTCCAGTCAGAGAATCCGAAAGAATATCTTTCAGATGCTTTGAATCGCATATTTCCTGTTTCAAAGTCTGGTTCCATTGAAGTCTTCAGTGGTCTTCTTTGGAACATTTTTAGACCTGTGTTTGTTAAGTCAGTTAAGATAAAGAACGCATCAGTATCAGTTAAGTAGTGGTTTACTACATAACCCTCTGGGAACATACCCATAGTTCTTAATGCGTTTGTATCGTTATCTGCTGTACCAACTCTTAAATCACTCTTCAAAATTCTTTGAGCAGTGAATGCTAAGTCTTTTGGTATAACTAACTTACGAGCCTGCACAGCAACTGGAATATCTCTGTCATCTGCAAAACCGTTAATTTGGATAATTGCGTTTTCTAGTGATGACTCTGATAAATCAGCAGCAGTTGAAGGTTCGTTAGCTTGTGTTCCAGCCATTAGGGTTGGGTGGTCAGTAGCACAAAGCTCTTTACCATCTCCACCTGTAAAGCTAGAGTTAAATGCATTGTTTAGTACGTTAGCAGCTTTCACCTGTTTTGTGTAAGCCATAGAACGTGCTAATGCTGCAGTATATCTCTTTGAAAGAGTATCATAGAGGTTATCCTCTACTGCTTCTTCAGTGATTGCAAAAGCTAGTGCAATTGTTTCATGCACATATCTTGCAGTCCACTGTTCAGCAGCAGTATCAAATTCTACAGAAGAACCCTCTGACTTTGTTGGTGCAGCACCAAATCCTGTCAATAGTGTTTCTTCTTCGAATGCTCTATCTGATGTCTCTTCAGTAAAGATTTCTGCGTGTTCACGTTCCCAACGCTTGTACTCCAAACCAAATAAGGCGTGGAGACCTGGTTCCAACTCTTTTACGAGTTGACTTCTTGAAATAACAGCCATGTTTTATTCTCCTTTACCTTATACACCCACAGTACCGTCAGCATCAATGTGTTGGTTCAATTCATGCTCATGAATTGTAGCCTCAAGGATACCGTTTGTACCGAAAGCGTTCTTTGGTGTTTCATATAGACCAAGGATTCTCATTCCTGCAGTTCCAGTTCCAGTTGTACCTGAAATCTCAAACTTTGATTGTCCTGTGCTAGTATCGCCTGTACCAGCAACGTGGTCTGCTAATTGTCCAATGTCTGCAAAGTCAGCAGAACCTGCTGATTGAATTGCATAAACTATATTGGGGTCGTCATAAATGTAAGCGGTGACATCGCCACCACCTTGTGTAGCTGTACCTGTTGGGAAATATCTTGCGAATTTTACTTCCCCATCACTAGCGGTAAATTGACAACCTGCGAATACTCCTAAGATTCTGTTACCAGCTGCGGCTACGTCAATGTAACCTGTTGCTAGTAGTTTTACGAAATCACCAGTAAAAATATTTGATGATGTCTCAGATGCTATTTTGTATTCGTTAGTTCTAATTTGCCCACCAGTAAGATGTCTGACAGGTCTTGCTCCGAAAGCAGCATCTACATTTGCCATGTTTTCATCTCCTATGATAAATTAAAGTTAATAAACAACCCCATACTAAATATTAGTCGTCTGCCTGTTTCTTCTTTCCTAAGGAAACAGAACTTTTACGCCTTTGTGTTACTGGCATCGAAGGATGTTGTTCCTTTAAAATATCAGCATCCACAGCATCGGTTTGACTTTGAGTTCTATCTTGATAATACTCATTCTTTGCCTCTGCCATTTCAACTGGTATCTTAGCGAGAACTAAATCTCCAGAACCAATCACTCCAGCGTACTTTCCTGACTCATGTACGGGGACATCAAAATCGGGGTGTTCTTCTTTTCTAACGAACTCATAACCTTCACGTTTTTTCTTGGCTATGTTTCGGGCATCATCCTCCCCACCCATACTCACTCGCAGCCAGCGATATTTAATGCCGTCATCATTTGGCTTTGGAGCATCTAGATATGAAGGAGGTGTATAAGTTACTTTGCGTTTCTGATGTGTTCTAGAACTTTTCACATCAGACGATATATTTTTATTGGTCATTTGCATTCCTAACAAATTTGGCATATTCTTCTAAGGGCACACCTAATTTTCTAGCCATTGCCATTTGACTATTACTCAAAGATACTTTGTTATTAGGTGAGGATGGTGCACGAGATACACTCGCTACGACTTGCTTGGGTTTAGCTGTGCTCTTCTTCATATCTGGAAAAGCTACACTTAACTGCCTGTCTAATTCGGAATAGTATTCCTCTGATGAGGGGTCATACCCTTCCATTTTTAACTGAGCATCGATTGCGTATGCCGCTCCCGTTTTAGCTGCATCCTGTCCAAACCAAGTGTTAACTTGTGCCCACTGAAGTGCTCTTGGGTCAGGCTGAACTTGCTGTTGTGGTTGCGGTTGTTGTGTTGGTGCGGGTTGTTGCACTTGTTCGGGTTGTTGTGCAGTTGTTTTCTGCTTTCTATCAAACAAATGTTTTTGTCGCTCCAAGTCTTTCAACTCAAACTTTGCGTCAGCTATCTCCTCTGCAATTTTTATTTCTTCATCCGTATTGCCAGTTTCTTTAGCACTTCTATAAGCACTTCTAGCAGCTTCTAAAGTTTTATTTGCAGATTTAATCTGATTTTCAAAATAGTCTTGCTGGAGTGTGTTGTAATCTGTATTAAGAGTATTTTTTCTTTGTACTTCTTTTTCTAGATTAGCAATTTGAGCAGCCAGTTTTGCTTTTTCTTCTCGCTCTGCTGAACGCTCTCTAACCAGTTCGTCTATTCTTCTTTGAAGTCTTGATTTTTTTTTCGGTGCAGCTTCTTTTTCTTCTTCTGCTTCCTCTTGAGGTTCTTCGACTTCTTCCTCTACCGCTTCTTGATTTTCATCAGCAGCGTCTATAGTTTCTTCTGGGTCTATTGCTTCCATGGTCTCAATAGCTTCTTCAGTATTGAGTTCTTCCATTTTTTCAGTTTCCCCTTCAGGAACTATTTTCATCGGCTTTTTTTCTTTATCCGAAGTATCGTGTAATACTTGCATAGGTTTCTCCTAAGAATTGTACGCTACAAAAATGTAGCTAGTTGATAAAAGTGAAATTAACTTATTTCACTTACATCTGGGACTGTGCCCAGAATCTCGTCATCGTTCATGATTCGTAATTCTGCTTGACCGTATTTAAAACGGTGTCCAGCATATTTTCCGAACATGACGTAATCTCCAACTTTACACCAAGGTTGTGTCATGTCTTCTCTCTTGTATGCGTCTTCGCCTACTTCTATGACTTTACCTATAGATGCTATAGCCCTGTGGTCTTCGATTGACTTGCTGGGTAGGTAAATACCCATGTTAGTCTTGTTGGCTATATCTAAAGTTTTGATTAAAATTCTGTGACCTGTCGGTCTTGGGTAGTTATCGTTTTTTAATTCTACCTCTTCTAGTTTAAATGTTGTGTTAGTCATCTAGTTCCTCTATGTTTTTAGCAGTTTCTCGTACTATTTCTTTAGCTAGAACTAAACCTCTAACTTGCCCAACTGATTTTTCAAAATTATCTTTAACAATAACACCATCAGCAAAAGCATTTTTTCTATTCTCTATTTCAGAGTCAATTTTATTTATAATATGTTTTAAAGCCTTGGTTAGTTCCACTATCTAGAATGTACCTTTGAAATATTTTTTTGCAATAGACTTAGAACTTTTTTTGGCTTTGTGACTAGGCTTGCCACCCATTTTTGGTGCAACAATACCGCCTTTTTTTAAATATTGTGGTTTTTTACCCATCTCTTCTGATACATCTTTTATAAATTTTGCACCACCTAAAGCTCCAACAGCACCAGCTCCTAATCCTACCTTAGTTCCTATTCCAGAACTTTTTCCTGTGCCTCCACCAATTTTAGAAACTAGGTCTGGATTATCTTTTAATTTCTCTGCAACATCAGATATTTTTTTATCGTAATCAGCTTTGTCTGATTTATATTTTGCTAATTCATCCTTGTTTTTTTTTATACCATCCATAATCATTTTAAAAAAACCTGTCTTTGTTGGTTTTTCTGGTAAACTTGGAAGAGTAATTGTTATATCACCCACTTTAACTTTTTTAGCCATTATATGTACCTCTTGCTCCCTTTCATCTTTACAAATGTACTTGATTTATATTTTTTTCTTTTTCTTTTTGGTTTTTTAGATTTTACCATACCGCCTTTTTTCATCGGAACTTCTGGTATCTCGTCTTCTTTTTTCTTTTTCTTTTTCTTTTTCTTTTTATCTTCTTTCTCTTCTTTTTCTAATAACTTTTCTATTTGCTCAACAATTAAGTCAGTGCCCGCCTTTGGTATATCATAGCCAAAAAACTTTAAATCCTCTCCCGCAGTTTGCAGAGCTGTTGATGGGTCACTTAAATAACTCATAGAGAAAGTTGGTAATGCGGCTGCACCCAGTCCAGACAAAGTGCCTGTGCTCGTTACTGGCGTTGTCCCCACCTGTCTTCCAATAAAATTACTTAATGTATTGACATAAGGCTGTAGTGTGTTGATACCACCCTGAATTACTCTCTGTCCAGTTGGTGAATTTATAGCTCTACCTGCGGCACCTAAAGCTGCTATGCCTGCTGGTATTAATGGAAAAAACATTACTTATCCTTTATTTGTTGCTTGGCTATGTCAGCCATTGTCTTTTCTCTAGCGAGAGATTTATTCGCTCTGCTTCTTAGGGCATCTCTTCTCTCGTTAGACTCAATCTTTTGTGTATCAACTGCTATATCAGACTCTGCTTTTGCTCTATCTAATTGTAGCTTGGCGATATCAATCTGTGCGTCTGCAGCTTCCTTCTGTTCTTTCATGTTTAACTCACGTTGTCTGTCTTGTGCTCTCTGTTGTGAGTCTGCAACTTTTCTATCTGCTTCTTGTTTCTTGATAGCTAAGTCTTGCATTGCAATCTGAACTCTTGGGTCTTGCATCTGCTGTGCTTGTGCTGCCTGCTGTGCTGCCATCTGATTTTGCTGTGACATCTGCATTGCGGCTTGTGCCTGCATCTGTGCTACTTGATTCTCTACCTCTGGTGGGAGAGCCTCGTAGGCTTCATCTTTGCCTGGATTTGCTCTATCGTATTCTGGTGCTGGTGGTAAATCCATACCCGTCATCGCAGCAACCTGTAATCTGTATTTGTGTGCCATGTGCTCTTGAACGTGAGCCACAATATTGCCCGCTAACGCCTGTGCCACCTGCGGTGACTGGGGTGTCATTGTCGGGTCGCTTAACATTGCTTGGTGCACGGCAATGTGAGCATCGTGGTCTTGAGATGCATACGCCTTCACAGGTCTGCCATACATCATTGCATAGTTTTCTGTGACGGGGTCTTTTCTCTTAGCACCCATCTCTGGTAATAAAATCTCGTCTACATTTTTAACATCGAGAGCTTCATACAATCTCTTGTATGCCTCTTTCATGTCGTGTATCTGTGGTGCCGCTGCTGCAGCCTGTAATTGTGTTTGAGCTAATAAAACTCTCTGTGCAGTAGAGAATATATTAGGGTCAGACACGGGTAGAATATCTACTCTGTCGTCAAAATCTTTTGAAAAAATAAATCTGTTGTCACCCGCTACGCTGTAGGGATAATAGTCTGGTAAGAAATCTTTATTAATTCTTACGATAATCTTAAACTCTTCTCTCTGAGCTTTGTGGAGTCTCTTGTGTATTGAAGACATCACCTTGATACCCTGCTCTAATAAGGCAATGGTTGTGCCCACAGGTGCATTGGCATTCATGTCTCCAGACTGTAAGTCTGTGATGGCAGCTAGTCTTCTGCCCTCTTGAGTCATAGAACCTAATAATGCAAACAGAGTTTGTGATGGCTCTTTAAATGGTAGAGGCACGATAGACTTTCTGATGTCATCGCCATATCCCTCAACATCTCTAAACTCACCAAATCCAACAGGCTGTTCGCCTTCCACTCTCATTCCTCTGGCTTTAAAACCACCAGGTAAATTAGAAAACTGTCCAGCATCAACAAGAGAACGTAGTATAGTTGTTACAGACTTCTG